GTAATTCTACGCTCGTTAGAAGCATCAAAAATATTTGCTCCTTCGCGATAAAATTCCTTTTGTCCTGTTAAATCTATTTTCCTTTCTAATTGTCCATTTTGTTTTGTAAATTTATTGTCTGGCATATATTTATTATATTTTACTTACATCTAAAGTTCGCTTTTTCCTTGCTAAATCTTCTGCGTTTATTTTTAAATTTTCTATATCTAAATTTCTTTGTTTCGGTATATCACCCAATAAACCACCCTGTGGCGTAAATAAAGTCCTCTGATTAGTAGGAGCAAATCCTGATGTGCTTGCTTGATACCCACTAATAGAAGGTATATTACTTAAATTTTCACTTCCCACTTGCCTTTCAACATTTTTACCTAAATCTTGGATACTCCTTTGAGCAGAAGTAAAAGCGTCATCTAAAATATCCTGCTGTCCTTGCACTGCTCTTCCTTCTCTCTCTACTCTACCACTTGAATAAGCTGTTCCAGCCTGTGCCTCTGCCTGTGCTTGTGCTTCTAAATTTAATTTGAATGGGTCTTCCGCTCTTCTTACTCCTTTATCAAAATCCTCTTGCAGTCTTGTAAAAGAAGTTTCTAAATCTCCTTTTATCAAATCCATTTGTCCTTTATAGTATTCGTTTAATTCGCCTGTTTTACTATCTATATATTGTTTTGTATATTCAGGAGTTATTTCAATATCAGGATTAACTATATTACCTTTTTTAACTTCATCTAATAAAGGATTAAGAAGCTCTTTAAACATAGCTTGATTTTCAGGAGAAAGAGTATCAAAATACTTTTTCATACTTGGGTCATCTAAAAAAAGGTTATCTTCAGTATCTCCTCCTGCCACCTGCCACTGCTCACTCATTTGAGACACTTGGTCACGCGGTATTCTAAGAGGCATTCCCGTTTGAGTGTTTATTACATCAACTAAATCATCTTGTGTGGTATCCTGTGCTACTGGTGTCCACCCTTGATTGCGTAAATCAGCGTCAGTCGCATTAGGATAATTAGATATATCAATAGTTTGCCCTGCCTCATTTGTATATTGCTGTGCCATATCTGTCTTTGTGGCTTGTGCTTGAACTTCTTGTGGTCTTAAAGATACTTTGCCTGTATCGTCTGTTTGTATTGCTTTTAATATACTATCAGTTGTTTCTCCTGCCTCTTTTCTTTTTTTAAATTCTTTGCCAAAAGCAGTTTGTTCTCTTGGATTTTCAAGTAAAATCTTTTTAATTGCTTCGGCAGTTGTAGTATTAGTATTAACCATTTTAGTAATACTTGCATCATCAGCATTCATTCCATATAATTCTTGAGATATACTATTAGCATTAGGAGCTATTTTATTTCGTAATCTCATTTCCGTTTGACCAGCTTCATATTTTTTTCTACTTTCTATATCTTTAATAGCATTATCTACTTTTTGTTTCCAATCACCACTTCCGCCTTTATTCCCAGTCCATTTTTTTAAATCTTCATTTTTTAATCCGCCTAAATCGCCAGTATAAGTATAAGATGTTCCATCAACAACAATGCTGGGAGTTTTTGCCCCTTGATAAACCTTAAAACCTTTATAATCAAAATCCTTGCCAGGCGGTTTGCTTTTAGCCCAACCCTTTCTTTCAAACATACCTAAATCGCCAGAGTGTATTCTGTTATATTTGTCTCCTTTTTTAATGTAGATTTGTGCCATATTGTTTATATATAATTAAATTATTTAATCGGTATTAACTGTTATTTCGTCTAATAATTCACGAGTATAGTATATTCGGAAATTGCGATTATTGCCAGAAACACCACCAGGTGTTCCAACTGCTATATGACAATATAATTGCACTAAATCACCAATTTCAACATCAATATCTTCTGAATAATTTACATAACTTGTTGTAGCATTTTTCCTTTCAGTTCCTTCTGCTACTCCATTTATATATATCCTACCAAAAGAAGAATAAGTCACATTATTTGTTTTAATATCAAATTTAACTCGTAAAATACCTTTTCTATTTATTTGTATTTCTTTATATAATTCATAAATTTCATCCTCATCATCCATTGTTCTTTCAGTATCAGCACTTGATTGTAAAGTATCTGAAGCACTTATACCAATAATAGAACTTTCTTCCTCAGTAGTACCTTTATTTGTATCAGTTCCCTCATCATTAAAAGCTCCAGAAGTATTATTATCATATTGATTAGACCTTACAATATTTTCATCACAATTAGCATTTGCTATATTTATTCCATATCCACCATTACCATTAACAGGACAGCCTATAATTGTGCATTTATCTGAAGTTGCTGTTAATTTTATTCCGTCTGAAGTATTATTATCAGCAGAACATCCGGTAAGCGTAATATTTGTATTAAATGATAATAAATCAAAACCTTTCCCTCCATTTTCTTTACTTACAATACCAGATAATTTAATTTGTGAACAAGCAGTAAATTCTATTCCAGTATCTAAAGAATTTAAAATAAAACTATTATCAACAGAACAATATTTACAATAAATCATTATAATTCCTACATTAGTTGCGTCAACTGAACCATTAGAAAATAAAGTAGTAAAATAAGATAAATATAAAACTATGGAATCCACACAAGCTACGCAATCTGTATTTGAAAAAACAAAATTAGTATTTAAATAACCAAATAAACCTTTAGTCGATGTCTGTATATTAACATCATCAATTTCAACTTCTTCAGTATATTTACAAGTAATTCCAGCTGTTGCTGACCCTTTAATAATTAAATTGCCAATAAAAATATCTTTCTTTTGTGTTGCTATCATATAACTTTGATTACTTTCAATACTACCAGCATAATTTAATCCTATTGTTAAATGAGTAGTATCAGTTACTGCCGCAATCGGATACCATATCCCATCTAACCACATTGACCTGCCGACCATTTCAGAAACCCAAGTAGTTCCTGAACCAGTAACAGCTGTCCCCCAATTATTAACGCTTGCAACTCCTGTTGAATATGTATTAGTTCCTTCTATTACAATACCTGCAGCATTACTATCAAAATCCAATATACAACTTTCAGAATTTTGCCCTTCAATATTAATATTAGAAGGAACAGTTATATCATCTGTTAAAGTATAAGTCCCGTTTTTTAATATCAATGTTCCACCTCCTTTAGCATTTAAACCATCAATAGCGTCTTGTATATCTTCATCTGTATCAATTACTTTTATCGCTCCTCCTAATGAACCTCCAATTATATCTCCTGTTAATGATATATTTTCACCATCCCATTTAAAATATGCGGTATCACTTCCAATAGAAAATTTATATTCCTCATCCTCTAACCCAAGAAAAAAACCAGTGCCAGTATTATATTTTGTCTGTCCACCTTTGATAAAACCATTAACCATATCTAAACCGCCAGTAATCGAACCACTAATTATATCCTCACTTGCCACTTCATTAATTGCTTTTATCTCACTCTCACTTTTGATAGACTGTGCTTCTTGCAGATTGGTATCCCTATATAACAAATTGTTTAATCCTAAATTATCATACATACTATTTTTTCTTTATTTCTCCCTCTGTTAGCATATTTAATAGCTCCCAACCTCTAAAAATAAACGGCATACCTTGTGAATTTCCGCTAAATCTAAACCTTATGCGTGTAAAATCTTTAGCATTTAGTTTATCTATTTGATACAAGTCCTTAGTTAAGCCATTAATCGGTGTCCACCTATTAGCTAAATCAGTATCTATCTGATAACTGATAACTCCACCTAAAGCGTTTTCGTGCAAGGTTGCTATCTCCGTGATACTCTTCGCTGTTGATTTTATATTAGTGAAATACTGCCAGTGTGTAATTAAATCGTAGTGTATAGGATTGCCATTATCAGTATTACCGTAGTTAAATCTTAATACATTACCGTCATCATCTCCTACTACTGGATATAATGTAGTGCCACTATCATAACTGGAAGCACTCCTAATTTCGCTTGAATAAGAGTATATAGTCCATATTTGAGTAGATACAGTATATCGGCAAACTATATTAGTAAAAGAAACTCCTTCTAAAGTTATATCTCCAATACTCCAGTAATAATGATCGTCATCAAACCACCCACATACCTTTTCGTAGTACGCTCTTGGTACGGCTTTGATAATCGCTATGATAGGTCTTGATATTTCGTTTTGGCTTTGAGCAAAAGTTAATTGATAAAAACCAGTAGGATGATGATAATATATTCCGTCTTTACCCTCAACTATACTTTCTTGACTGTATGTTCCTCTTGATATATATGGGTCAGGGTCAACTGAATTAGGAGTAAAAACTCTATATATATGATTATTTTTAAATACTAATAGGGCTTGAGAATGTCTTTTTAATCCTGTTATCTGTTCCCCGTCTTGTGGTGAAATCTGTAGAAATGATGTGCCTCCTGTAAGAGTATTGCTTGTAGTAACTACATTAGTATAATAAACTTTATCCGTTGCCTTATCAGCTATCCAAACTCTATTCCTATAATTTTCTATATAATCACCTGTATGTAAAGAAGTAGCACTAAAAGAAGAGCCGTCAAACTGTTGCGTCGCCTCATCTCCATTAACCATAAAAGTCTTATCTATGAAATTTGTAAAACGAGCTTTACTAGACGCCGTTAAACCACTCCTAACAGAGTTCCAAGATGAACCGTCATAATCATAAACATTAGTACCTACTTTAGCGAGCAATCTAAAAGTAGTTCTTGCGTTATTAATATAATTAGCCATACCTAAAATATCATTCCCAGAAGAAATTTGAGAACCGACTAATGTTAATCCATTACGCAAAGTCAAAGCTCCTATCCTATCACAATTCAAATTCTTAATAAATTGTGCTGTATTAGGAGGAGTTAAACTCTCATCTACTGCCCCCTCTTGAACGATACCGTTTTGTATAGGAGGTAATTGTATTTTTTGTAATTGTGCCATATTAGGGTATATCTATTATTATTCTTATATCTTGTGCTAGCCATTCCTTATTTACTTGACTTTCTCTTTTCTCTACCCAATCCATAAAATCAGGGTCAGTATTCCTATTCATCTGTGGGTTTTTTCTTAATTTAATTCTATATCGTAAATAAGGTTTGTATATTTCATAAAACGGCTCGTCTAAAGTATCACCGTCTGAATTGATATTAGTTATTTCTTTATAATAATCCAGCCATATATTCTCACCAGCTAAATCATCATTAAACGGACAAGCAAAAAACATAACTCCGTCATCAACTGTATATTCTTGTGGCATTCCAAAAGAAGCACCTTGCCATACATCTACATCATCAACATGTCCTCCTGTAGCTATATTGGTTACACCGCTTAATGTATCAGTGCTTTCAGTATTAGCAGTATAATCAACATTATCTATCGTCCCTGCTATACTTGCCCCAGCTATATCTATTGAACCACTCTCGTTAAAATCTCCTGAAGAAGTTAAAACTATAGAAGTATCTGTGATTAATACTGCTCCGTCTAAAGTAGTGTGTGATACACCCTCATAGTTATAATTAAGTGTTCTTTTATCAACTTGTTTTAAAGGATATTTACTCTTACCTATCCTTATAGCTAATATATTTTTATAAGTAGCAGGGTCTCGTAGATTAGTAGGCAGTGTTAATTTATATTGCCCTGGAATTATATCACCAGCGTCAAAATCAAACACTGTTCTAAAACTCCATTTCTCTATCATCTGATGACGGTCTATTTCGTTGCGCCCTTCATTTAAAGCAGTGTATAAAAATTCTTTAGTCAAAACTTCATTATCTACATTTTCTCCTAAAGAGATTAAAGCGTCATTGATTATTTTTCCAACAGAATTATCAGCAAACCCAGTAGCAATTAAACCATCTGAATATTCTGAATATTCTGTATCCTCTTCGTTCTTAAACCTTGCTCTATAATAATATGTTACCAAACCAGAAGTATCATTATAATAAGTGCTTTCAGCGTCAACTCTTATATCAATAGCGTCAAAAGCTGTATAGGTTATGCCGTCAGTTGATTTTTCTATGACTACTTGATTATAAGGTATAAACTGTATTCTCTCACCTCTTGAATGAGCGTGTGAAGATGTAGTGGCATTTAATGTAATTTTTAAAGCAGTCGGAGTAGTGCTATCGTGTGTTCTTAATATTTCAGTTTTTTCTGCTCCAATATTTCCTGTAACTATATAATTCTTTACTGCTATTTTTAATCCGTTATCAACGGCAAAATCAGTAGCAGCAGAAGAAGCGTCAGCCGTAATAAAAGTATATTGATTATCTCTTATATCTGGAGGAGTAATAAAAATCTCCACTCCTACTGCTTCTCCAAATTTACATTTTAGTTTAGGTAGTATTTGCATATAATTTTAAAAATATTTTTTATCATCTAATTTATCAAAGTATTTTTCTCCCATAGTATCAACGCCAAATTCTCTTGATATAACAGTTAAAAGTCCAGATACCCCAGTCTCATCATTTGAAATCTTTTGTTTACCGCTACCGTCTTTTTTAACAAACCAGAAACCGCCCTTTATATCTCTTTTTAATTCTAATAATGGCATACACTTATTTAACATTTCAAGAGAAAAATTTAAACCAGGACAGCTCTTGTAGCTTGCGTAGTCTTTATGGAATTTAACATTTTCTCTTAGAATATTATATTTAATTCTTAAATGAGTTATAATAGTTTTTAAAGTATCTAATTGTTCCTGTGTCGGATATTCAATATCAAAATTACCAGTTAAGCATATACCTAAACTTTTATAATTCATTCTTTCTTCCTTACAATGAGCTCCAGTGACATTTTCTTCTCTACCAGCAATCAACAAACCGTCAGGCTCGATGAAAAAGTTATATCCTATATCTCCCCAATTCTTAGATATATGATAATTTCTAACCGCTTCATATTGAGCTTTATTCTTTTCTCTTGATACTGCCGTGTGATGTATTATTAAATATTCAACTTCCATAGTATTTACCTATTATAGTGCCAAATTTTTTACCATTTTTAATAATTATTTTGACTTTATAATAAGTGTTAGTTATTGGATTGTATAATTTTTTAATCATATAATATTTAATAATTTAATAACTAATTCTTCTTCCGCCTCATTCATTTCATTCTCATTAATATATCTTGCTCTGCCCTCTTCACTTAATCTCGCTAATAATAAATGGATAATCTCGTGTTTAGCAAATCTTTTAATATCTTCATCTGTAATATCACAAAGCACTTCAGTATTTAAAGTAATAGTGCATACATATCCGCTGATGTCTGTAGCAGTGTTTGCTCCAATAATATTATCCTCGAGGTTTTCATTTTTAAAATTTGTCTGCCAATTATTAAGTTCAAATTTATTTATCCAATTTAAACATTCAGTCTTAAATAATTCATATTGCTTTTGATTAATTATCATACACTTGAAATCCTATACACGGTGTTAATTTTTCAGGTTGAACTTCTTCGTCAACCTTAACGCCGTCTAATATAGGTTTTAAATTTTTAATCTGTTTGTTCGCTTGCTGTAAGTTATTAGCTTGCACTTCTTTTTTATACCAATATGTATATTTATTCATAATATTTTATTTTTTTAAAATATCTTTTAAAACGACTATTAAATTGGTTTAATAAATCTAAACGAGCTTGTTTTTCTGTATTTCCTATGCCGTAAGGTATTATATCAGCTGGCAAAAAAACACCCTCATCAATCCATTTTTCTATTTCGTCAGAAAAATCTTCTATAGCATAAGATACTCTGTATGTAATTATTTTTTTATCATCTATATATTTTGTAGTAGATAATTTTCTTATTTTCTCACCATCGTGAACTATAAATGGTAACGATTTTAAATTGTATTTATTCATATTTTATTAAGTAAGAAAAATAATAATTGTCCGACTATACTAAAAAATAAAATAACTATCCCGACAAGTATACGGTTAATAACTTTCTCCATTTTCTTATCAGCATATCTATTATCTGCTTTGTCTAATAATTTTTGAGGTAGTTCGGCGATCGCTATTTTAATTCCATTTATATCTTCTTTTAAATTGTCTATTTTCTCAGTCATTTTTTCAAACATTGTTAATGTTGTTTTAGATGGTTTTGTATGGTTTGTTAGTTCTTGATACTCTTTAGGCATTAATTCTACCTTACCTGTTTTGTTGTTATACATATTTATTTTCCTTGTGCTCTATTATTAATTTCTTTTGTAATAGAATTAGCCATAGAAGTTATAAGTGGCATAATCATTATAGCCCATTGAATATTCAATCCAGCTAAATAAGATAAATAAGATACTAATACTCCAATAAAACCATTAAGAGTATTCCAATAAAATCTTTTCGCTTGTTTACTTTGTGAAAAATCTTTAATTGTTTGTAATAATTGTTTCATAGATTTTTTGTATTATATTTAAAAGAATAAAAGCATATTTCCTGTGTCGGTTGCGACTGTGGCATCAAAAGGAACATCACTTGAAAAAGTAGCAACATTATTATTCGTTAAATCATTATCATTTGCTGTTTCATCTAAGCCATTATTGCTAAATTTCCAATATCCAACTAATCCTGCTTCATTTCCTACTAATTCGCTATCATAATTATCTGATATTTCTGTTGGGGTTCTAACGTCGCTCCATAATTTCTGTCCGTTTGTAGGCGTTCCAGATAAGTTTGTGCTCATATTAGTAATCGCAGTAGCTAAAGCAGTGATTGAATGTAAATCAGTATTATCTGTATTTATTGTTGGAGTTGCTGATGACGCTTCTGTCGTTACTCTTGGTGTAATTCGTTTATTTGTAAAAGTAATTGTGCTTGCGTAAGTTGGAATATTCGCCGCCGCTAAAGAAGATGCCCCAGTGCCACCGTGTGTTATTGCAACATCTGTCGCCTCCCAAGTTCCTGTTGCTATTGCTCCTATGGAAGTAAGACTTGAAAGTGTGGCTACATCTGTTGCTACTAATGTTTTTGTCCCTAAAGGTAAAGTAGAATTAGTTGCCCCCGTTGTAGTTATCGTCAAAGCATCAGCACCAGCTAAAGTTAAAGAACCACTCGCAGGAGTGAACCCAGTTACAGTATCAGAGTTTCCAGTCAAAGCACCTATAAAAGCAGTTGAAGTTATTGAAGTAGCACCAGTCATCACATCACTATCTGTAATTATTATATCAGAACTCTGTATTAGTTTACCTGTAGTTCCATCAAATCTAACTAAAGAATTATTCACAGATGATGAAGCTCCTGTGACATCTCCTGTGCCAGCTTCCGCCACCTGTTCAAAAGTAGCAGTCCCTGTTTTTCTTAAAAAACCACTACTACTTGGCGTTAATGTATTTAATGCTGTTAGCAATGTTACTTCCGCACTCGTTGATTGTTCTCCTTTATTTCCTATAAAACTCATATTGTTTTTAATTTAATTATTTTTCTAATAAAGATAACTTTATTTTTTTTTCTTTTATTTTGATTAATTGTTCTTTATTATCAAGCTCTGCTATTTTAATTAGATACTTACTTTCCCTTGCAGTTAAATCATCATTTCTTTTTCTTACTTCAATTAACTCATCATAATTTGTTTTATATAAATCGTTAGCTTCTCTCATTTTATACCTTGCCTCTTCTCTCTCAATCTTCGCCTTTTGCATTTCTTTATTTGCAAATAATATATTATTTCCAGTTAATATGCTTTCTTTGTTTTGTTTCCCTATTAAATCTTTTAATTCTTTTGCCATTTTAGTATTATTAATTTTATCGATATTATTTTTATCTATTTCGTTATTAAGCATTTTCTCTTTTTCAAGCAATTCACTATCAAAAATATTTAACTCTATTTCTTTTATATTATTCTTTTCCATTGCTTCATTTAATAATACTTCTTTTTTAGATACTGCCTTGTCTCTTTCTTCAATTATAGTATTTTTATTTTCTATTTCATTTTTTAAATTACTTAATTTGTTTACTTCATTAGTAGTTTTATCTTTTGCTTCTTGCAATCTTTTATCTGCTATATCTGAACTAACAATAATTTCTTTTTCTACTTCGGATAATTCTTTTAACTTATCATTTTTGGTATTTATTAAAGATACTCTATTTTTTACTTCATTCTCTTTTGTTGCTTTTTCTTTTGTTAAAAAATTTAATCTCTCTTCAACAATTTTGAGAGAAAACTCAACTTCATTTTTTTTATTATCATACTCACTACAAAAATCATCCAAAGCTGTTTTCTTTTTATTTATTTCAATATTCAAAAACTCTAATTGTTTTTCTAAATCTTGTTTTTTAGGTTTTGTTATACTTGACATATTATTTTTCTGTTAATATAAATTTATCCGCCTCTTTTTCTATTTCTATAGTTTCTGCATCAACTCTTGCCTTTTGTTCCTGCACGGCGATTATCTTATTTGCTAATCTTTCACTTTCGGCTTTAGATTGCCCTGCTGTTTTTTTAAATTCGTTTGTAAAAGTTTCTACCTCTGTGATGATCACTTCTACATTATCTTTAACTGTTTTTTCTATTTGGTTTTCTACTAATTTGAATGTTTTAATCATAGGTTTTTTTATGTTAATTTATCAAACATGCCGAGCATGAGAAACATCGTGCCAAAATCCTGTTGTTGAATTAAATACAAAAGTAAATCCTGCTCTTTCGTTTGTTATAGTTTCATCACTAGACTCGTGCATTGCTAATTTTTGAGTTCCAGTTGCTTCTTCATTTTCAAATGTTACAGCTTGATCTGCGTCAACAATAATAACGTGTAAAACTTGCCCATCCACACCTCCTGCAAACCCACCTATAACAACCGCCGCTCCTGGATTTATAAATAATGTATTAATTCCAGAAACATCAGTATTATCTGAACTTGCAGTTATCGTCATTGTGCCTGATGATAGCCTCCCCGTAGACTTCAAATTCATTGATACATTAAAATCCCCAGACCCTACAAGATTAACAAGATAAGTATCTTCACTGTCATAACCAATAGCTGAATCTTGTCCCTCTCCGAATATTATTGCATGAGCGGAATTAGCATAATCAGCCATAGAAGAATCACCGTCTAAAATCATTCTGCCCGTTGTTGTTATATCGTTATTAAACCTGTGTCCTGTGGTAGCTCCATAATCCATATACCCGTCTGCAAGACTGTCAATGTATTCGTTGCCGTCTGTCTGGGTAAATTGTATAGCGTTGCCTGTTTGGAGTATTCCATCTCCGAAATCCAAAACATAATTTGTCTTATTACTATCTATCGTTAGATCGCCGTCGGACTGTGTGGCGAAGGTGATGTAGTTTGAAGCGTCGTAGGAGAGTTTTAATTGAGTGCCTGCGTGGAAGATTTCAAGTTTAGTATCTGGGGCTGTTTCGCCTATGCCGACGTTGCCACCATTTAATATTGTCATCAACGGGACTTGCCCAACATTAGCGAACTGAACACCTGAATTATATGCTTTAAATGTAGTGAACCCAGCGGCACCATAGAATAGTTTATTAACAGTATTTGTTATATCACCAACATACAATGCCCATTCTCCCCACCCTTTAGAGACTAAAGATATTAAACCTCCTTCGTGTCCACTCCCATCATCTAAATTTTTACAAGATAAGGCTGTTACTGAACCAGCACCTCCTACCCCTAACGCTGTTATATTTGATGTAACATTAGCGGTTATATTTCTACTGCTATCAAGCCTCATCCCCTCAGTCGGCGTAGCCCCATCGCTTCCGTCATTAGTATAAAATATTAAATCTGTTTTTTGGTCTGTGTCTCCACCGTCATTACTAGCCTGTATCATCGCCCCAGTATAAGGAGCTTCGGCGAGTGTAAAACCATTAAATATTAATTTGCTCTCTGAACCACCTTCGGTATCTTCAAATGTTGTATTTGTTAAAGTGAAATATGGTGTAGTCCCTGATAATCCTAAAGCGGTTGCAGTTAGATTTAATCCCCCCGATGAATAAATATCAAGTTCAGTATTCGCATTATCCCAGCTGATATAACTATCCGTATCAGCCGAACCGCCAAAGGCTAATTTCTTATTATCGTTTAGATAAACAACTCCAGCAGGTGATAAAAGTATATTGCCCGAAGTTGTTGTCTTTAATTGTAAAAGTCCGCCTGTATTATTTAAAACTGTTTGAGCTCCGTTATTCGTCCTTTCTAGGGAAGCAACCTTTGTAGCTCCGTCATACATCGTAAAACCCTGTGTCACCTCTCCTGTGCCCTCTGTGTCGTTGTCTATACGAATTTCTGTAATAGCGTCTTGGTCTTTTTCTAAATGTATCAAACCGCTATTTACTTTTAAATCTCCTGATGAAGTTATTGCCCCTGAACCAATAGTCCCTAGCGTAGACGCCCCTGCTCCTAAAGTCCCTGATGTTGAAATATCTCCTGTGCCTAGTGTTAAATCTAAATCTGTTCCCGTTATATTACCAACTGTTAAAGTATTCGTATCATCATCAAAATTCAAATTCGCATTATCTTCTGCTAAATTGTGATTACTGTCAATGAATAAAATTGAACCTATATTAAAATCATTCAATACTAAATCATCTATGTTTGTCCCATCTAGTTTTAAATAATTATCATCTAAAGAAATATTAACCTCTGCATTAACAAATGAACCATTTACCTTACGGATAAATTCGTCAGTAGCAGAATTATCTAACTCATATAATTCAGTTATCATCTCAATTTCTTCATCTGTAGATTGTTCGCCTTGAACTGCTATATGGGACATAATTTTATTTACCTATTATTCTATATCTAACATAACCATTAATTTCCGCTGTAGCATCAAGATTAATTTGAAAAGCTGTTTCTGGCGACATAGTAAAAATGCCATCTTGATTTTGTGTAGTATTTTCAATGGTATATGCTTGTTTTGCGTCTAATGGATATACTCCTGTTAAAGCTGTAGTGCCATTTTCTAAATATACGCTTACAGCTGTTGTAGGTATAAAATCTATATGATCTATAGCAATATATCCTTGTGAAGGTGCTGCTATAATTTCGTTATGCCCTGAAGCACTGCAAGATATAACAGCCGATTGTTGTTTCTCAAATGTAACTGCTGACATATTATTATCGGGGGGAGAACCAATGCTCTCCCCCATTATTTAAAGTTATTAAGCTAATTTCTCTGATGTAATAAACCATTCTATTCCATCGCATTGTATAGTTACTGTATCGTAATCAGCGTCTATAGAAGCATAAGTATTAGAACCATTTATTGTTTCCGCTCCGCTACCAGCAATAGTAATAGCGTTAGCATCCGCGTCATTCTTAATGAATGTGTACCAACCGCCTGCGCCAACCGAAGCAACAGTAGGTAAGGTTAAAGTATAAGCACCTCCAGCAGATGTGCAGAATACAACCTGTCCTTCCGCATCTCCCCAAGTAAGTGTAGCTGTTGTAGTAACTGGTGACCCTACATTGGTTTGATATGCTAAGTTCTGAACATTGAAGTTACCAGCACCATTAATAGCAACTGTAATATCTCCAGCGACACCATCTGCGATAGTAATACTACCTGTATTAGTACCTTCGTTAGTATCAAGAATTAAGTCAGATGTGCCTAAAGTCGTTATATATCCATTAATTGAACCTAAGATACTTTCCGATGAACCGTCCCAGTAAACTAACTGGTCTGAACTATTGATTGATAATCCCCATCCCTCATCATCAGTAGAATAAGGATTTGAAGAATGTGTTTTATCAAATCTCAATAGTCCTTGTTTTAAATTAATATTCTTTGGATTAGAATATGTTTTTCCGTATATTGTTGACATATTTTGTGAAATTAACCAAGTGTATAGAGTATTAATATAATTTATATTTCACCCACTGCAATAGTTAATTAATTAATTTTTTAGTTTGCTCCTTTTATAGAATTACACAATGCACATAATGGTTGTATATTTAAAACAATAGTTAATCCATTTTTTGAAATTGGAATAATATGGTCTTTTGTTAATTTTTTCTTTTTTCCACAAATTGCACATTTATAATTATATTTTTGTTTAATTTGTTATGGGCTGGGAGAATAGACATTACCCATCCTCCCACTTACGGAAGCTATCACCCACTATTTGACAATATCACCATTGATTAAATTATTAAGAAGTTGTACTGTCGCCTGCTGAGAAAACCCAAGCTCTTGCTACATCATTATGTCCTTGTCGGAATAATGTGTGTCCTCCAAACTGCATTTCTCTTGTCTTATAAACTACATTTACAGGGTCAAGATTGTTAGCTTCTGATTCAATATGTTGAAAACCATATTCATCACTTAATGCTTTTGAGCTATCGAACATTCCCCAATACGCGTCTTGTGTAAGAAATTCATTAGTAATAATTTTAAAAGCAGGAAGTGCTGAACCATCATTATCATTACTTTCTGCAATTTTACCACTCTTAATTGCTCCCAAAATTTCCATAGCTTTATGGTAAACACTAGAACCAGTTTTACAGATTAAAGTGTCTAAAGTTATAGGGTCTGGGTTGCCTCGTGGGTCCACTAACAAAGAAGCTGTGCGATTAGCGGCTTTATAAGCAGCATAATCAAATGGTAAAGAATAAGTAGTTCCGTCATAAACAACATTGTTCATATTAGTTCCACCGTCTTCTCTTGTGTGTGCTGTTGACCAAGGTTCTACAGCATCTCCACCTGTAATTGTAATAGTTTTATTTCGCCCTATACCATAATGTGTATAAGTTGTGCCAAAACCATTAGTTAATCTTTCAGCAGCTAACTTTTCTTTCTTTCTATTCAATGCTTTTGCAATTTCTGCTGCGATACTGTCCAGTTTTCTTTTCTTAATCCCAAATTTCCCAATATTTGTTACTACTCACTAAATATTTGATTTTAATAATTTTGCTTTACCATTCCTATATTGAGAATGGTAACACATATGTTCTTTATGTGTTGCAAATAAATATAGATTTTCAGAACGATTATCATTCCTTTTAAAGTTTATATGATGTATCACTTCTATTTTAGTTAAATATTTTCCAATTTTTTTCTCAACTACTATTCTGTGTTCATATATATAACCATTATGTCTAGCGAAAGGATGACTTTTATCATATACGAATACATATTTACTACTTTTACTTTCGTGTCCTCCACCTCTCCAAAAATGAGATTTAGAACCACTTTGAGATTTTGACAGACTTCTCCTATGTATATTATATTTTATCATCCACCTATGAACTGTTTTTAAATCCTCACCAATATATTTTCCTATCTCTGACAAAGATTTTTCTTTCTTTATATATTGTTCAATTAACCATTCCTTTGATTTTATTCCTCTACTACCACCAAATCCTCTTTTAGGAATATTTACTTTATTAAGCCATTGGTCAATAGTTTTTCTATCGCAACCAACTATCAAAGCAATTTCCCTTGAAGGTTTTTTATTAACAATATATTCATTAAATAACCATTCATAAGTTCTATATTTTTTATTAACATTTAGAATTTTAGGCATATATTTATTTATTACTTATAGACTAAGTATATACCAAACTTCCAAATTAGTCAAACACTTGTAATGAGCGAACTGGACATTTCTGCCAGTTTCTCTATGTCACCATAGAGTTCGGACTATCCCTTTACCCTCTATAAAAGTAGGGTATCCTTATTATAGTCTCTGAACGTCCCCTTAGTGGGTTTCGCTGCGGATTGTCTCTATTTTAGAGGTGTTCCCGCAATTTAAAGGATTTTTCTTGTAAAATTACTTAAACAAGAGCGCCGAAATTTAACGCTTTATAAGAGAAAGGGACTAAAATGTCAACTGCTTCCTGTTCATAGCTCTGGTCAAATCCTTGAATAAGATTATCTTCTGTAATTTCAGCATTTTCATCAGTAAATTCTGCTTCTTTTAAACCAGATACAGAACTATCTTTTTCATATAAATCTTCAGTTGTTCTATAATTATAAAATTGTTTAAGTTTCAAATCTACCATTGAAGCTTTTTTCCAAATTTTTTGTATTGCAAGATTGGTAGTATCTGCAATTTGTCCAATATTTAATACTGACATATTTTTTTTAAAAAGTTAAGATTAATAAATTGCTATTAAGCAGTTTTCTTGAATAAATCAAATTCTCCAACGATTTCTTTACCTGTATTAATACCTTTTGTTCCAGTTTGTAAAAAACAAGCCTCATCTGACGCATCATCTGTGCCTGTGTTATTCACAGTATCGTGATCCGTTAATAGCATTCTTTGATAATTATGTGTAGCAGCTGAATTGCTTGCTGAACCTACAGTATAAACATCGCCAGGCATTATTCTATCTATTAATACTGTAGTATCTGATGTAGTTGTTGCTTCTTTTACTATTCCAGCTACATCATAAATTTGAGTGCTTGAAGTAGCTTTTTCTACTTTATAAGCAGTTCTGCTATAAGCAACTAAATCTCCTACAGCTAATGCTAAAGACGATATAGTCCTATTAATAGCTCCGCGGTCTGAACCGCTAATCCTTGAAAAACCAGCCATATAATTAAGGTTTAAGCTCATAAAAAAAACCTACACAAAAGCAGGTATTTTTTTATTTGCTTTAATGTTAATGATTAATAAATCTAACTAAAATCTTCATCCGCAAAACCTTTAAACATTTTCCTAACATCTGGGTCAATGTCTTTAGGCTCAACAGATTTAGTTTTAGTTCCGCCTGAATGCGAAACACTTTCAATTTTTTGAACTTTAGCATTTTGTTTTTTAATATCGGCTTTAATTTCTCCAAATTCATCAATTACATCTCTATTTACTTTAGAAAATATTATTGATAATGCTTTATGTGATTTACCAGCTAAATTATAATCATTAACTAGTATCTCATTAAATCTTCCCCAGCGAATATCATCTTTGTCATTCTCTGGTTTATATTCTGGATTATTATCAATAAAATCATTTAAAGTGTTATCAACCATTTCTTTATATGTATTTTCTTTTTTTACATATCCTTTTTTATCTGCAAATACCTCAAACATCTGTTCCATCTTGGAAAGTTCGTCATCACCATATTCTTCTTTTAGTTTTTCTAATCTTTCATTAGGTTGATTATTTTTCTTTTCATAAACTATATTTTTATCTATAGTTTTCTTTTTTTCTTCCCTTAATTCAGCCCGTGCTTTTGTTAATTCAAAACGCATTGCTCGTTCTTTAGGTGTCTCACCTTCGACATCTTTAATTGTCAATTCTGGAGAAGGTTCAGAAATTTCTTCTTGAGGTTCTTCTTCTTTTTTTTCGTCAACTATAGTATCAGTTTCTTCATCCACTGGAGGTATAACTACCTCATCTAAATTCTCTTCAACAACTTCTTCTTCCTCATTGTTTATTTTTACTTCTCTATCCATAAATTTACTTCGTTTATTTTACATCTCGAAAGCAAGATGAATTATGAATTAATAAAAAAGACTACTCTGATATTGAGTAGCCTTTGAGCTTTACACCTAATATTAACTGCGAGGGAAATACTAGATATAAAGTTCAAAAGAACTCAATATCTCTCGCAGTTATTTGTTTGTTTGTTTATTTTAATTTACCTTTTAAGGTTATTACATTTCTATCAGCTAGAGTAAATTCACCAGCATCATCTTTTTTCTTAATCTCTTCAGTCAAATAATCAACTGTAATCTTATTAACTTCTATATCTTTTATTCCACCTTTTTCATCGTTCCAAGTCCAATTCATTCCGCCATCACTTGTTTTAACTTCCTTTTTCTCTGCAGTTTTCCACTCTTCCTCTGTTATAGGAAACTTTTTAATATCTTCTAAAATTACAGATAATTTATCAAGACTACCTTTATAAGCATTCAACATTGTTAATGAAAATAATCTCTCTGAAATATTTAATTTAATTGTCATAGGTTTTTTGTTTTGTATCTCCCAGTATTTCCAAATGAGAAATATAATTAATGTTATTAATATTATTCTATTCATTAGATATAACAAATCCGTTAAGGATATGTTTATTTTGTGGGTCTATTTTTATATAATCATTTAAATTACTTAATTCTCCGTTATTAACTAAATCAGCAATTTCTATATTTATTCTTTTAAGTTCAGTCTCCATAATTTCTTTTCTTACTAAACGATTTTTAATTTGTTTCGTAATATGCAATAATTTCTCATCTTGTAAAATTCTTTCAGCTTGTTTTTTTTGTTCTTCGAACATAATGTTTATTTAATTGTATTCCCCTAATACAATTAATGTTATTATTGTTTAAATTTGAATTTCCTATCATATTTTAAATTTGTTGCAACTCTTTTGCACCAGTCATCTATTCCTTTTGCTATGCTATTCGGTTGTAGTGATATTGTCCGTAAATCTAATTTGTAAAAATCTTTTTGAGCTTGTATCATATTTGATAATTTATCAGGCACTTTAATTGTAAAAGTTAAACCTCCGTTGCTATCCTTATCAGGAAACTCTAATTTGCATTCAAAACCGTCCTCTACTGCAAAATGCTCATTTACTATACTTTGATACGCTGGCGGTAGGAATTTATCATTTATAACTGCCATAGGGTCATCTTTTAACTCTACTTTCTTTTCAACTACTGCTTCCTTATTCTGCATTTTCTCCAATATATCTATAATCTTATTCTGTGTATCTTCCACTGATGATTTAAATTCTTTAAACTCATCTTTAGATACATTGTCTTCTACATACTCAATTTTAGTATCCTCTGGTAATGGATTACTAAAAGTTGTTGACTGCTCAGATAATGATGAAATAGATGAATTTGCTTTTTTTGTAGCGGCTATTTTTTCAGCCATTCTTTTTTTTGCTTCGTCATTCATAGATTTACTTCGTTTTATTACTCCCCGAACGCAGGGAGATTATGAATTAATTATATTATTTTACTCCTATAAAATGTTTATCTATTTGTTTATTACTTAATTGCAAATCTTGACTAAACTTTAATTTATCATACACAGTTTCTGCCATTGGGTATTCATAAGTAGTGTTAATCAACTCACCCCGTTTAATATCTTTTTTCGCCCGTATCTTCAATAATCTTTTAACCATTACTACTTTAGTTTCAACTACTGGTATCAAATCGCATTGCTGGTCTTCATCACCGAATAACATCATCAGTGAATATAAATCTTGTCTATCAAGTATTTCTGTCTTATCTCCTATAGTTATCTTAAACTTTTTAGCAGGTTTGACATCCTTATTCCAGTTAGCCTCTATCTTTAATTTCCCAAACTTGAATAATGTTTGTTCTGACATCATATATTATCATTATAAAAACTTATTATCATATCTTTTCCTTTAAATAAAGTCTTAGCCATAAATTCCATAACACATTTAGGAACTATATTATTATCTTCAAAACCTAATAATGTATATAATGGCACACTTCCTTCTAATATGCCTTGCTCATACATATCCATAAATCGTAATCGCCATTTCTTTGTGTCTAATAATTTTCTTAATCTATCACCATTATTTGTCTTTACTTTTTTAACTCCACTATTTGTTATTTGGAAATATGCCTCTTCTGCTGAAATACCATCTTCTACTGTATTATCTTTATAATCGCAATTTGCTAAAGCGAAATAATCTAAACATTCTATTTCGTTTAATTGTTTTGTTGATAAATCCATTATTCTTTAGCGGCTTCGTCTAAACCATTTAAAAACGCTTGTATATAATATTTACCCCCCTCGCAAAACGCTGCATTCCACACAGTTTCAAATTCACTGTCTTTCTTAATAGAGTTTTCTACAAAATTCTCTTTTAAATATTCATCTCTATATCGCTCTACTCCGTCCCAAGCATTACTACTCAATAAACTCTGTAATTGTTTTATTGTTGTATTATCTAATGTCATATAGGTTTATTAGCGACTTTAGCCATATCGCCTGCTACTTTACGCAATGGGTTACTGACATCGCCTCGTGGCACTACGCTTCCGCCTTTTTGTTTTGCCTCTTTATTAGCCTCGTGTTCTTCAGGATTAACAAATAATTTGTTAGTAGGGTCGTTTGCCTTTGCTTGCTTTTTCATCTGTTGTGCCATCTCTGGATTTTCTGCTATTTGTATTATATTGTCTGGCAACCAATCCTTAGGTTTCTCATCTTGTATTTTAAGTATCTGTTCTAAAGGCTTATATAGGGACATTCCCACATCTACCATACCATCAGCTACCATTTGCGACATTGTCTGAACTACTGGCGTTATTAAATTAAACAACTCCAATTTACGCTGTCTTTCCAGCTCTTTTGACGGGACTAATATAGATTGTGGATTAATTGTTATCTTACCCTCCCATTTTAAATCCTTTATTTCTATATCTTTACCTTTACCTATTTTAAAAAATCTATTATCTGGACTTTCTATGATATTACCTTCTCTATCCTCGTCCATCCCTAAATCTAATTGCTGGTAAAAATCTGCCTGTATCTTGCCATTTGCTAATACCATTTGTTGTAATGGCTCATTATCCACCTCTTCTGCATACGCTGTTAATTCATCAGCACAAGCAAAAGTCATAACCTCTGGTATGGAATATATCTGATTCATCCAAGAAAGTGATATATATGCCTCCTCTTCCAGTGCTTCTGCTATATTAGCCAAAGGTATATTTAATCTTTTAAGTGCTGCGTCTTTTGCGTGTAATACCTCGCCTAAAGTCTTTCCCGTCACCTCGCCTTGTAATGTTTTAGATATACCTGTCGCCTCATCTATATCTTCACTTATTTTCTCCACACCTTCAAATCCTCGCGGGTCGTATTTGATATTTGTCTGTTCAATAGTTGTCCCTGGTAATTTCTGTTTAACTAATCCAGGACTTATAACTAAATCTCCTGTGCCTGCTAACTTATTGCTACCGCTATAGAATAACATCGGATATATAGCCATTACAAGCTGGTCAACTGTCATATTCTTCAACCTATCATACATTACCTTACTATGCTTCAATAACTCATATAAGCCTATACCGTAAGGAGTTCTTAAATCTCTTATATTCCAATATGTCCACCAACAACTTAACTTCTTATCATCATTCGGCAAAGGCGAGGAGTATATTACTACTTTATCGTTAGGTGCGTATATCGCGTATAAATCCTTATTCTTACTCTCATAAAAACCTATAGTAGTTATATCTTGCCTCTTATTGACTTCTATATCTTCTGCTTCATTTTCAGTATCTACTGTCTTATTAATGAATTTAATTTTATCAGCATTAGCATATTTGCCAAATTCCCTGTTGAAAGTATCTTTTGAATAGTCTTTCTCATAATACCAGTCATCAACACTCCAAGGGTCGGATAAATTCGCCATATCATCAATCCAAGTCCTAAACGGGTCTAAAGTTTCCCTATATACGTCGTTAAACTCTATTATTTTCTTCTTAGTGTATTTATTCTTTTCAGGATTATCTAAATCTAATTCTTTCAGTATCTCGCCGTCTCTTGCGACTTTACGCGGAAATGTATGCCCTATTGAAAAGCCATATTTAGCTAAATTAAATATAAACAGTTTCAGTTGTTTCTTACTTTTACCTATTCCCCAGCTCCGTTTCCATAATGCATACCCTAAATCCTTAGTCTTTTTATACTTTTCGCAAGTGGCTTTAAACATTGCCTCGGGGTTTTGGTCAACTAATATAGATAAAGCTGTTTGTATCTTAACCATCAAGGTAGGCTCTGATAAGTCCGAACGCCACTCATTGCCCTCCTTGCCAGTAATAGGCACTATACGCGAGCCTCTTAAACCTGTAGTCTCATCTTGAACTAGTATATTACGCCCTGTTGACTTCTTTTCACTTAAAAATCTAGGTTGATACTCTCTGTCCGCCTCTCTCATTATCTCTTCAAAGTTTAAATTGTTGAGTATGTTTTTCTTACCGTCCTTCAATACTGGCAATCGCTTGATTAAGTATTGTAAAATCTCCTCATCTTCCCCTCTAGGATTATAAGGTTTTTGCGCTTCTTCTTTTGGTTTAATGTTTTGTGGCATACTTATATGTAATCATCTTGCGTTATTTTTGTTTGTTTATCTTTATATAAGTGACTTAATCTCATTTTAACTAATTCCCTTCCAGTTTGCGGTATATCCTCATCTATCTCTGGGGCTACTGGTGCTGTGTCGCGTATCATATAGCTTATAGCTGTTGCTATCACTACATCATCATTCTCACCTTGTGATGCCTCTGGTCTGCCTCTTTCATTCCTGATAAAGACTAAACACTCCCTCAAAAACTCCTCGTTAGTCCATATATCGTTAAACTTGTTGACTATACTTAATAGATTATCAAGTAAAGGTTTCCTTGTCTTCTCACTTGTTAGAAATCCTAACTTAGGGCTTATCTTGTGCGAAATGCTGTCTATCTCTTCTCTATAGTATAAGTTTGGATACCCTTTATTATATAGTTCCGTCAATACCCATAAACCAGTATTAGCCTCTATACCCAAATATGCGAAGTTATACCATTTGCCTAAAGCATAAGCTACATTTGCCAGCTCATCGGGTCTTATCCTTGCCTTGTATGTTGCTACTGTTCGCATTGTCCTGCTATGTATGATATTCAATACTGAATAATCGCCACCTTCTTTACCCTCTGCCACATCACCGCCTATAATATAACTGCTGTATCTGTCGGGTAATTCGAATATCTTAGTATATCCGTTACTATTATCGTTAAATTCAAAGTCTAGATCATCATTCAATGTAATATCGCCTTGCTGTATAGGCTCCTTGACTGTATCTAATAACTCAATGATACGCTCTTTATTAAAAAAAGTATTACCACTTGCTATAAATGCCTCTTCTGCTGTGAAAGGGTATTCTTGTTTAAATATGTCCTCTGGCGTTAAGCCTGCGTCTGTCTCAGTCTCACCTATCTTCCACCTCCTCCAAGATAACTGCTTATCGTTTAACTTGTATCTTGCTTTTATCTCTTGCTCATAATCTGTTAAAACGAAGTTATCCTGGACATCAAGCTCATATTCCTTAAAATCAACCCAGCTAAAAAATAACGCTGTCCAGGAGGCTGTTGTCTTCTTATAACTCTTGTGCCATATCCTGTTAAAGTAATTACCAAAACCGTTAGCAGTGCTTTCAATGAATATGCTCCCCGTCTTGCCCACTGCTTGCAATAGTCCATTCATTATAGTGCCTGCATTTTCCCACATCGCCACCTCTGAACAATGCAAATCTGTTATGTTATCACCACGACCGAAGGTTTTCGTTCCGGCTGTTCCTATATAAAAATAACTGTTAGTCTTCTTAAAACTAAACTCTTTTTCGCTTTCCTTGTCAAGCATCGGCTCACATATCAACCGGGAAGAAAAAAACTTAACTTTCCTAAATAGTTTCTTTGTTGCGTCTTCCGTATGGGAGATAACAACCGCTCTTGTGTTCGGGACTACTAAACATTTAACGAAAAAGTAAGCTATTATAAAGGTGCTGTAGCCAAATTGCCTGCCTTTTAATATAATAATCCTGATAGGCTCTTTTGCTTTCTCAACCTCTTCAACAAGTTGTTTTTGCTTGTTATTGAGTATGAACGGCACGACTTCGGCGTCTTTAGTTTCCACACTTAAGAAATCTTCAATCTGTTCGGCTAATACTCTAATTGTTATCTTTAATTTGTTTAATGTCTCCATTTTTACGCTTTATGTTTTCAAGGAATAAATCCTCCATTGACAGCTTAACAGTGCTATTAACATTTTGCGTCGGCATTCCGTCCATTCTATTTGCTATCTCTTTAAAAGCTTGGACATCTCCTTTTTGTGCTTTTTTCATCATTGCTTTCGCCATTGCTATTTTAACCTTTTTTGTGTTATTACCGTTCTCTTCCATTAAATCCTTAAAAAGCCCGCCCCAAGTCCACTCTTTCTTAGGCGGCCCTTCACGATTGATATGTTCCGGATGCTTACTAAAGCCATTTTTACCATACTTTTGCCATTTTATTGCCATTTTATTGCTATTTATGTTATAATACAAAGCCACACAATGCGTTTTAAGCCATTTGAATAAATTAGTTGATACTTTATACCTCAATAAAAAAAATAGCAAAAATAAGTCTTGCTATTCGTTAGATAAGTTATTGA